ATCGTGTACGCTAGTCTCCAGTATGTATCAGATGTTGTAGTAGCGTCACTTATGTACTGCGCGTTTATAGCGGTGATATCTGTAAATGTTGCTACATCTGTTGCACTGGTAAAGCCTGCATTATCATCTGATTGTAGTGTAAAACTTATTGTTGGTGTTGATGTTCCGCTCACAGCTGTACAATGTACTGCTGCATATACTTTTTCCCCTGCGCTAACTGCACCTAGGTTACTTCCTGTAGAAGCACCTGTTGTTGTTAATGCGCCATCTAGTTGTATTGTACCTCTCACAACTTTGTCTGCTGAGTTAGATTTAGAAACGCTAAATGGTGTTATCTCTCCTACTGAACCAAAGATATTGTAACTAAACAATCTTGATTTCATAAAGTATGCAATGTTGCCTACACCTGCTTCAGGTACTACTGATACAATAAGTTCGTTACCAATACTTGCACCGAGTAAAGCGTCAGGCTTGTTTGCGCCTGCTTCATAAAAACCGTCTAATTGTAGGGAACTATCTTTAAGTCCGCCTAATTTCTCTTTAAATCCATTACTATTGATTGTTGTAGCGTCAAGCTCATCTGAATTTATTTCTAGGTTTACGCTAGTTACATTACTAGATAAGTCGTAACCATCGCTAAATACATTACCATTATTAAATACAAATTTACTCATTTATTCTTCCTCTACCCAAGCTTCGTTTATATTTGGAGTACTTTTATCATCAGATTTATAAGTACCGTCTGTTTTTCTAGCTCGTGTTCTTTTTATTGTAGTAGATTTAATATGACCTGCCTTAGTTAATGTTTTTACTAATTGTTCGTCATTAATCTCAACAACGTCTCCAGGCTCGTAACCTAAGACTTTATTATTACCAATAATTTTAAATCTAGCCATTACTTATTACCGCAACAACCGCTTCCGCAACATTCCATTAGCTTGTTCCTTTCGTGTAAACTTCTACTTCAATATTAGCACCTATTGCGTCAATTCCATTAACGCTGACATCAGCACTAATGTTCGATACAGTAGATACTCTTGCGTCTGTATCATCTAATCCTAAAGTTCTATTAGTAAATATAGCTTGTCTAATAGAGTTAGCACCTGAACCAGTAATATATCCATGTAGAATATCTTGACCCGTTCGGCTATCTGCTCTTTGTACTGCAATCATAACATCAAAGGTATACATATCTGTACCACGTTGCATAGCTAAGTCAAACTCTATATTTGTTGGTACGATGAATGCAGCAGGGAAGTTTAGCCCCATATCAGGCACATTGTCATAAACTCTTAGTCCACTTATTGAACCTAATGTTGTTTGTATTCCGTCTGTAATCTCGGCTAATGTTGCCATTTACGCTATTCCTACAGGTGCTTTTCTAAACGGTGCAATGAGCTTAGTCACTTCTCTGTTTTGTTGTACGCTGACAACACCAAAGTCTCCTACACCTGCTACACCTAATGGTGCGTTTCTCATTGCAAACAATTCTGAAGCCAACATTAATGTAGCTTGTCGTATTTGCTCAGGCACAGAAGCATAACCCCATTTAGCGGTTATTTCTGCTCTAGGTCTGTTGCTTGAAATATCTAGTGGCCATTCATAGTTACTATCGCTAATAAGTTGGATAGTGTAGTAAGGGTTTCCTGTTATACCGCCTACAACTCCATTTAGTGGTAAAACTTGATAATCTGTTGATGGGACTGTTACTTCGTATGTTCCATTATCGGTATCATCATACTTTATAACAAGTCCAGTAGTTGTAGAAATGTCGTCAACGTTTAAGTTGTAGGGGTGGTTTGTAAAAAATACACGTGCTGAAGCACTAGCGTCCTGATAAAAGTAACGTGAGCAATACGCGTCTATTTGCCTTGAAGCGGCATTAATAGCGTCATCTAATAAAGTATCATCAGCTGTATCTGTTGTAGGAATACCAACGAACCCTTTGAGTTCGTCTTGTGTACAGTAGCCGTTTACAATGGCCATCTATACTATTCCTTTACTTCAGCTTTTTTCTCTACTTTTTTTTCAGCTTTAGGTTTTTTAGCTGCTGTTTCAATTTTAACGCCCATTTCTTTAAGCGCTTTTTTAACGTCTTCAGCTCTGTCAGCTTTGTTTTGTAGTTCATAACCTTTTAGCTCTTTCTTTAAAGCTTCTATTTTTTTATCGTTCATAAATCTTTCCTAAAGGTAAAGCGCGTCAGTTGCCTGACGCACTAAACCATTTTTAATTAAAAGGTTGGTGTTACCAATCCTGTTCCTGAAATTTTAGAAATTCCAAGAGGTTGTCTACCTGAAGCAAATGCTGAGTATCCATAAACAACTAATTTAGTTGTTAATGAACCTGCATTTGTTTCCTCAAATTTCATTTGGAAGATACCATCTTCAAATAAAATGTGGTCGTCAGACTTAACAATATAGATTTGGTCTTCATCTGTACCTGAACCTGCGTTGGTTACAACGTTAGCGTCAGTGATGACAGGAATACCTAAGAGGTTTCCTACGACGTTTCCATATTTTGCAGCTTCTCCTACGCCCATAGCGTTGTCAGGATTGTTACCTGCAGGAAGTACTAACGGTCTGTTAGAACTATCAAGTCCTGCTGTAATCATTCCCCAACGTCTTGGGTGCATAACGATAGCTGTTGCAGGTGCAAATCTGTTAGAGTTAACTTCTTGCACAGCGTCAGCTAGTTTAGGATAAAGCTCAGCAACTGATGGTGAAGCGTCAGTATAAGTTGTTTCGTTAACTCCTGATACTGCTGCTATTCCTAAGTGCTGTCCTGATGAACCTGAACCATTTAACATTTGGTCATCTAGTTCTGTGTAATATGCAGCAACTAAGTCACCGAATATAACGTTCTCTAATGAGAAACCAGGTTGTCCACCTCTTTCAAGAGCTTGTCTTGAAACGTCTTGTTGTCCTGCGATTGTATTAACGTTTACAGTTAATAGGGTATCGTCCATATCTGTCTCGGATACAGCTGAGTTTTCAGAAGCTTGAATAGCTGCTGATGTACCAGTTGTGATACGTGAGATTTCAATTTTGTTACCAAATGCAGGTAGAGTTTCTTTTTGTATTGCATTATAAAACGCGCTACCAGCTCTTGCTTTTTCTGCAAATTTGTCGACTAGGTATTGTGGAACTACAAGTCCTGTGAAAGCACCTGTTCCAACGTCTCTAGCTTCGAAATCTTGATGTTTTCCAAGTCGTTCTTGTGCTTTGTAGTCACCTGTTCTTGCTGCATAAGCGTCAGCAATGAATGAAGCTTCTCCGCCATCTCTATACATATTTGGCTCGTTAACTTCTACTATGGCTTCTGTTTCACCCAAGTCATCATCTTCAACATCTAAAGCATTTCTGCTTTCTTTTACGGCTTTGATAACCTCTGAAGCTTCTCTTGCTTCTTCAACTTTGTCGTTGAGGTCTTTGATTTCAGCTATAAGCTCTGCGGAACGTTTAAATTTTCCGTCAAATTCTTCGTTAGCTTCGTCCATTCCCTCAAGTTCAACAGTTAAAGTATCAAATTCAGCTACTTTGGCTTCTCTTGCCTCAATGAGTTTTTTCATTGTGTTGTCCTTTATTTCTTGCTTTTACTTCTGCGTAAGGTGTACTTTTAAAAAATTAAATATACGGCGTTACGACTTAGTCACGTAGGTTTTCAAGTTCAAGTTGCATTTTAAGCAACTCAATCTTTTTATTACTACGTTCTTTTTTATCAAGTTCCATATTTGGCTCATCTTGACTATCGTCTTGACGTTCCTCTAATTTATTGATAAAACTCTCTAAAACCTCGGCAGCTTTGTCACCGCTTCTAGCTTCAACCAATTCTTTGTGTAAGTCGTCTATTTCAACTCCTCTAAGTTTTGCACCCGCCCAAGGGTTTGCAGGATAGGTTACAACTGATACGTCAAAGAGTTTAGCTTCTGTAACGTTTCTTTTTTCTCCTGTTTCGTTAAACTCATCTCTAATTGCTGCAAAAGCAAAAGACATTTGGTTTAAGTCTCCACGCTTCATAGCGCTTGATATCTCTGCAACTGTTGGGTTTGACGGGTCTAATTCAGCACGTACAAATAAACCGTAGTTATCTTCTTCTAATTCTAATGTACCTGATGAAGTTCTAGCCAATGGTATGCCATCGTGATTTACTAAAAATCTTACGTCATCTTGTTCTTGTAATGTTTTCTTAAAAGCACCTGGCTTTATGGTTTCTTCATAAGAACCTTGTTGGTCACGAACGCCGTAACCTTTGTTAAATACAGAAGCGTAACCAGTAAACAATAATGTATCTTTACCATCATCGTTACGTTCTTCTACTGCTGTAAATGTAAAACTTCTATTTTCAGTTTGTCTATCCATTGCTTCAAGGATAGTTGACCTTTTTAGCATTTGCAACGTTTGTGATATAGCAATACTGCTGTCAAATCTCTTAGAGGGTCTAGTAGGTTTTTTAGTTTTTGTTTTTTTCTTGTAGCTTCTTGGTTCTAGTTCACCCTCAGTAACTAACTGTGCTACTTTACGTTCTGCCCACTCTCCTGCTTGCATTGGTTTACTCCAAGGATTAGAACCCCATAATAAAAACGCTACATCTGAAGCTTTCCACGTATCAGGGTCATTAGGGTTTGTCTTCTCTCTATCTAAGTCTGATAAGTGTCTCTTGTGCCACGCACTCATTCTTACAATCTTATCTATGCTCACATCTTCGCCATTTGCCATAGAACGTGCTTCACGTTTTGTTTTGTCTGTAAGTCCGTCTCCTGCTTTGTTTAAATTCTCTAAACCTCTTTTAGCGTTCTTGACCATAAAGGCAGGTGGTTTTCTATCTACTGCCATTAGTCTG